GAAGTTAAGGTCGATGAATCGAATTTAAAATATACAGCCGTGGAAATTAACACTCACTGCGACCTCATGGAGAGGCTATTCAGCGAGATGATGGATAAGACTCTAGATGATGTTGATCGCAAGGCATCGGCTATTCTTTGGAGATTTTCTGGCGAAACAACTATCGGTGAAGATTTAGCCGGCTATAGAAATCAGTTGCATCAGATTGAAATGCTGGAAGAATCATTGAAGCTCAACTTATTCGAGGTTACAACAAGATACTTGATCACTGACTCTAAAGATCTAATCAGTCCAGCGGGCTATCACTCTTCAGATCATGTATTTGTTCAGCCTACTAATATCGCTATTCAATCAGATAGCCTCAAAAATTTACCAAGCTGTAATGTCGACCTTCGAGCTTTCGATATGAACAATCTAGAATAGTAACTTCGTCTAGCCCCTTCGGGGGCTTTACCTAAAAATAAAGTTGACATTAGTACTACATACTGTATAATGTTTATTAAGTTAGTAATTTAACTAACTTAATAACGAACACAAGGATAATTAAAATGGAAAAATTATATTCAATAGAAGAATCTTACTCAATCGAGACAGAAGGTCACGTAGACGGATTAGGCTGGATATTAATTCAGTTTAATTTGGTAGTAGAACCCGCTGAAGATGGTGGTTGTGTATGGCACGAAAATGCACATCCATCATGCGCTGAACATCACGAGTACAATGATGTCTTTGTTAAACTAGAACGCTCTCACAATTGGTTCACTGTATCTGAAAAGAATCAAAAAAGAATGCAAGAGTTACTTACAATTGCTGCCGATGAGCACTTGGAAGATGTAAGGAGTTCTAGTTATGAGCCAGAGGGAGCTTATGAATATTAATGAAGAACGAATCGTTAAGCTACAAAAGTTAATGACACAGTTAGAGGTATTAGATGTTTGGGATAGTTACGACCACCAAATATATGACTTCTACAAGTATGAACTAAAAACATTACTTTATAAACAAGGTGGAGCTAAAGATGAAAATATCTAGTCAAAATAGACAGAGAATGATAAAGCACTTTACTTCGACAATAATACGTCTTCATGATGACCCACTTCGTGCTGACTTATTTGACGGACTTAGCATAGAAGCAGAGCGTGAAGTTGCTAGAACAATAGACATATTTTTAGCTGGTGTTTATTTAGTCAATGGTGCGATAGACGTGATAAATAAAGCTGGACCAGCTGTAACAGCCGCTGACTTGGCCCTTCATTTTGTGGAAAAGCCAGATTTCTATTACTTAGAGGGAGACATACATAAAATCATAGACACATTAATAAACGCTGGTGCCATAAAAATTTACAGCTTTTGTTTGGACGATGGTGGTTGGTTATCGCTTGATTTTGATTGATTAGATTTTTTAGTCCAATCAATTTTATCGTAGTTGTCTTCCACCTTCTTCCTGTTTTCAATTCTACGTTTTGAACCTTTACTCATTATCGTAAACTAATCCATCGTTACCATTTTGACCAATTGCTGCCAATCGTGTTTGGTCCACATCTGGCCAATCAACATCATGTGAATCTAACTCATTGAGAAAGGCATCGCAATCTGCTAACACTTCTGCTGTTGTTATCCAGCTAGTGTAAGCCCCTATCAAATTATCCTCATCAATGTCATCCCAATCTCCATCAGCTCTTACATTAAAATTCTCGTCTTCTAAAGACCAGTAAACAATAATGTTTTCATTTTGAGCCAGCTCAGAGTTAATTTTAATAGACATATTATATTTAGAATATGACGTGTTCATTCCTTGTTCTCCAAATCATTAACCATCTTTTCTAGGTAGTGAATTGCTTTTAGCAAATCTTCCTTCCTATTACTTTTATCTCTCAAGATATACTTGATTGCATTTCCACTATAAAAGCATAATTGATAGCTGTCAATAATATCCCAAGGTTGAATAGTGTTTTTTAAGTAGTGGTCACCACCTACTTGTTGTTTCATTGGTGATTTGATATCCATTAATCTATCCTCATGTCGGGTTCATTCTTAGGTTTCTCAATCTCATAAATCAACGTCGAATGTCTACCCCCTGACTTTCTAAAGGTAATCATTTCCATGACAGCACTTGACCCATATCCATGCTCAGCATGGTAGGAATCTGAAGGAGCTAATGTTCCAAACTTTTGAACGATGCAACCATCCAATTCTAAAGTGTTCTGGTGATGCCAATGTCCCAAACACCACATTCTGTAAGTGCATCTACCCCAAGCCGTTGGCATATCTCTTGCCATTACTGAAACAAGTTTTTGTGGCTTAATTTTATTGCCATGATTGATACCCAATAAGTTCTTTCCAAATTCTAAATAATGGAAAAACCCTTCTGTTGGAAGAACGCTCACTCTTGGCTCATTTTTATAATAAAATTCCAGTAACAGGCTCACTGCTTGTGCACTATCTAAATTATGATTCCCACGAGCCACGACCACTATGACCTTGCTGAACTTCTCAAGCATACGGTCTATACTGTAAGACATAATTGATGCGCTTGTTCTTAGCGTCGTTCCGTACTTTGTGTCAACATCTAATTGTGTCCCTGAAAAAGTCTGTCCCTTAGAATTGTCAGCGTGCATAAAATCACCCACATCCACCAGCAATCCAATCTCTGAATTGGGTGCTCTTGAAACTAAATTATCAACAGCCCCTCTCAACATTCCAGCCGATAGCTCTGTTGAATTTTCGCTTCCCCTCGTGTCACTACTAAAAGAACGAGCACCGACATGAGCATCACCAATAAAGATACTGCTCATCAATTCATCGTCGGTATCTTTGCTGTGTATAGGTTTAGGGTTGGCTGGGTCAAAGTTACAAAGACTTTCAGCGTACTCTTGCAGCAGCTGACTCTCTTGTTCTTTCTCCATGCTGGTCTTGACCCATTGGATCTTAATGTTTCCAGCCTCATCATAAAGAATTGACTTGCCTTTGATAAGATAGCTATTGTCAACAGACTCAGTCGAACCGTCACCATGAGTGATTGTCTTTTGAGCAGCTCTGTCTCTTAATATTTTGAGAACCCTTCTTCCATAAGCACCATCTATTGCTGAGTCCCTCCACGCTTTATTCTTTTTTCCTCCAGACTTTTTTAAAGCATCCAGCACATCACCTTGTCTTGCCGTAGTGCAGAACTCCCTGAGATACTCATAATCATCACTCATTATTAATCCTTTTTAAAAACATCACTTCTTACTTCATGTAAAGGCAAGCCTAACAAATCTGCGGCTTTCTCTGCAAGCGATGGATTGCCGACAACACCAAGCTGTCGAACTCCAATACAAACAGAATCAATAAGGGCTTTGGAACACCCCATGTCTTTAACAAACTTAGCACGTTTATACTCTGCGATAGCAGCAATCAACTTATCATTTTTCATTTTCATTCTCTCTCTTTTTTAAAGGTTACAACAAAAGGTTACAACAACCTTATTTTTATCTGTCATCAAATCAAATTAAAATATTATTTTATTTTACCAACAAAATAAAATAACCACTATATTGTTGTAACTTGTAACCTTTTATATATAAGTAGTTAATAAATATAATAAAAAGTAGGTTACAACAAAGGTTACAACAAAGGTTACAATAAGCCTAAATTAGCTTGTTGTAACCAAATTCACTCCTTATTTCGTCATTAGTTAAAAAAGTTTTAGTCCAAACTCGACGAGCAGTACCATCAATCTTGACGACACCTTGTTGGCTGTAACCCATCTTTTTGAATAAATAATTAGCATCTCGATTACTAAGTGGACCAACATCAAGCTCAATTGCTTCTCTAAATTCAGAGCTTGAAAAGACTTTAACGGTCCACCATTTACCTCCATCAACTAACATTTGTTCGGCCTCATGCTGACCATCAGTCATCGCTTTTTCTGTCTCAATTACTGAGCGCTTAGAGTTATTCATTGGAGCGACGCCGTCAAATCCAGCGGGAATATCTATACTTTCAAGCCAAGCTCTCATAGCCCCACCGTCTCGAATTGCTTCAAATAGTTTAGTAAAATAACCATGACCCATCTTATGAGCTGTTGCAAATGACACCCACCATCTTCTGTCGTGATGATTTTGAATAGGAACAGAGTCTCTAAAATTACTAAATACTAAATAGTTAGTCACATTGCGAACAACGTATGGCTTCAAGCCTTTATTGTTTATCTCAATGTCAGGGTCGGTAAACAATGGCTTAAGCGCATTGGCCACATCGAATCGGTTGTGACCTGTCAGCTTTAATTCCTGTAGAACGTTAACGGCTACACCTTCTGCCCAGCCGTTAAAGCTAGACTTAATAGTGTTGGGTGAAACTAGGCCAACATTCATGGCACCCATAGCTGACTTTAATAGCTCTCCAAAGAAAGACTTACCGATGCCTTCATCACCTACAAGCAAGGGGGACCATCTAACAAGTTCACCGCATCGCTGAACTTGCCACGCTAACCATTGCAGGAAGACAACAGAATCTGCCTTACCAATAAGCCCTATTAAATGGTCAGTTATTATTTGTTCTGCTACAGGGTCTCTTTTACCAGCAGCTGGAACTAAGTCAGCGCGGTAGGTATTTAAACAGTCACCTACTATCCTATCGGCTTCTGTAGGTATGTACTCAAGCCTATTTAATATAGAAATAAATCCGCCATCAGCAACAGCTTGAGAGGCTGATTGTTTGGACCCGTTATCGCTGGCGGGTATTTGTATGCCACATTTAAGATTGAATGATGCAGCGCTGTAGCCCGTCATTGTGTTCAGATTTATGTACTGATTATGCGATAAGACGAACACCCAATGATTGCACCACTCAGGTCTAGCAGTAGCAGTCGTTAATGCGGAGGATGTAATCAACCGTCTAACATCAGCAATAGGGACTGGAACGCCGGTGAAACCTTTTAGCATGTTCTTCATGAGCGCGGCTAGTGTGTTCCTTTCTAGCGCATCAATGTTTGTTTCTTTTATCTCACCAGCCAATACCATCACGGCTTGTTCGCTGTCACATTCGTCAAGCCGATCTCTAAAAGACGGAGCTTTCCAACCCGCTTCTTTGGCTAGGTATATAATGGTACCGACAGATACACGAACGCCATCCTTTTCAAATGAACGCCAACGCTTTCTTGTCTCTCCTTTCTTATAACTAACACCACCCTTGGACCACGCCTCCCAAATTTCTAACCCTTCATCTGCGTCCCAATCATAAAGACACATACCTATTTTTGCCCAATAGTCGTTGTCGGAGTTGTTATCGAGAACGCTCAGGTAAGACTCAAGTTGAAGACGAGTAACCGCGTCGTATTGATTATCTATTAAACCGTCAAAATCTCCCAAGTCATCGTCGGTAACTACAGCCGCCGAGCTTCCGACCTCTACCCAAGTCGAAGGAACTTCTATTGCAGCCATCCATGCTTTAACTTTGTCAAAGTTTAGACTCTTTAACTCATGAGTCTCTAAGTCTTCCAATGACTCACCAGTCCAAATGTAATCCTTGCCAGTGTCTGGATGCTTACCAAATGCGGCGAACTGTTGGCCCTTGCCTAGCAATTCAAAACCATGCACGACACCATCGGCATCGCGCCACGAACGTTTTAGTTTAGTCTGACCTTCAACGCCTCTGTATACGAGTAGCTGCTTTGGAGCCTGACCGATGCGAACAGGAGCGCCGCCGAACTGTTCTATAAAAGATTTGACAACAACAGCCGAAACATCGGCGTCATAAAAGTCAAAGTCAGCGGCGTAAACAGAACCACAACGAACGCCAATGTTCATAGCACCTTTACCGTTCAAGGACCACTTGCTTATTAAGTCTTCGGTTATCTCAATGTCTTGCCAATTAGAAACTACTGGTCGCTTACCATCTATAGGTATGACCTCAAATCCGTTATTAAATAAAGTAGAAGCTAATTGTTTGTACATTGTTTTTTCCTTTTAGTTAAATTTTATAATAACACACGTTGTGTTATTGTGTGAAATACTTTATCATTAAAACTCAAAACTAATAAAAGGTATTTAAAATGAAGCACGCAAAGTTATCGGCCAGTGGTTCGGCCAAATGGTTGCGATGTCCGGGATCTTTAAAAGCAGAGGAAGGATATCCTAACACGTCATCTCCTTTTGCACTGGAGGGATCTTGTGCCCACGAAGTAGCAAGTGAATCGTTAATTACTAAATCACATCCTACCTTTTATATAGGCCAACTATTTCATAAAACAGTAGTCACTCATGAAATGGCTGACTTTGTTCTTGAATACACAGAGTATGTTGATGCGTTAATTACCGAAGATTCATCAGTTTTTATTGAAACAAAGGTAGACTTCTCAAATTACGTACCTCACGGATTTGGAACAGCCGATGCTATTGTGGTCACCGATAGACATGCTCATGTTATAGATTTAAAGTATGGCAAAGGTGTGCCAGTCTATGCTGACAATAACAGCCAAGGCATGTTATATGCTATTGGCGTTCTTAACGATTTGGGCCACATACATGACATAGAAGAAGTCACCGTGCATATTGTTCAGCCTAGAATAAGAAATTTTTCAGAGTGGACCATCAGTGTTAAAGATTTAATCACGTGGGCCACGAGAACATTAGCGCCAGCGGCAGCTCTTTGTTTAACAGATGATGCGCCGAGACATGCATCAACGGTAGCTTGTCGATGGTGCAAAGCTAAAGGAAATTGTGCAGAACTTTATGCGCTGACCAACAAAACCATAACAGGAATGTTTGATAGTTTGGACCAAGACATGAGCGACGAACAAACTAAAATGATATTAGACAATCGTTTGCTAATTGAAGCATTTATGAAAGCTGTCGAGACTAACGCCAAAAATAAATTAAGCGACGGTCAATCAGTAGCAGGTTATAAGTTGGTGGCAGGAAGAAGTACAAGAAGATGGTCAGAAGATGCTTACAAAGACTTGGAGGTTAAGCTAGGATATCAAGCATACTCACGCAAATTGATTGGATTAGGCGAGGCCACAAAATTAATATCAAAAGAGTTTGTAGCCGAGCACACTGTAAAACCAGACGCCAAGCCAGTCTTAGTGCAAGAGTCAGATAAACGCGAGTCAATTAGTAATATAGGCTTTGAAAACTTAGACGCCTAGTGTTACTATTTAAACGTGCACTTGATGCACATAACTAAAAGGATAAAATACAATGTCTAAAATTCACTTAAAAAATGTAAGGTTATCATTCGCTTCAATCTTTCACCGGGCTGTATTTAACGGCGACGAGGGTAAATATGAAGCAACGTTCTTAATACCAAAGACCGACGAAGCAACCAAGGAAGCTCTCGATGAAGCTATCGCAGATGCTCTCAAAGATGCGAAAGTTAAAGTGCCATCAGATAAGTCATGCTTAAAAGACGGTGACGATTCCGAGTACGATGGTTATGCAGACCATTGGTCATTTAAGGCAGCAAACAATAAACGTCCAACGATTATTGACCGAGATAAAACACCATTAGTAGAAGAAGATGGCAAGCCTTATTCTGGCTGCTATGTAAACGCTGTTGTTGACATTTGGGTCCAAAACAACAGTTATGGTAAGCGAGTGAATGCCAACCTCCACGGCGTTCAGTTTGTCAAAGATGCTCAATCATTCGGCTCAGGTGGAACACCCGATGCAACAGATGAGTTCGATGACTTAGACTAATAACCATAAACAAGATTGGGGCGGCTTCGGCTGCCCCTTTTTTTATTATAAGGAGCAAAGCTAATGCCTCTTGCCTTAGACACAGAATGTTACCCAAACTTCCATTTAATTTGCATCGCAGATAAAGAATGGCATACATCAAACAAGTACACCAAGCAGCAGCGCACAGAAATACGTGACACAATGCGAAGTGCTACGACGTATGGCTTTAACTCTTTAAATTATGACATGCCAATCATTCATGCTGCATTAAAAGGCAGCAGTGTGAAAGCGCTTTATAAAATGTCTAAAGATATCATTGATAATCAGCAGCCGCATTGGATCACCTATCGTGAGCATAATATCGAACAGTTCAGCGGTTTCGATCACTTTGACATTAAAGAACCTGCACCCGCCGTTATGATTTCTTTGAAAATGTATGGCGCAAGAATGCACATGCCAAACCTTCAAGACTTGCCCTACGACCCTCATTTAGAATTAAGCGATGTTCAAAAAGAAGAAATAATTAAATATTGTTTCAATGATATCGCAACAACTAAAGCCTTGTACTCAGCCATCAAGGGTCGCTCTAAACTTCGTAATCAATTAACAGATAAATACGGCCAAGATTTGAGGTCCAAGTCTGATGCTCAGATAGCAGAAGCTATTATAAAAAGTGAAGTTGGTAATGTTAAAAAAACAAAAGCGCCAGAGTTTGTTAAATATACATTCCCTAAATTTATACGCAGAACTAAACTTACCGCCGAAGTATATGACTTCATAAGCGAGAGAAAGTTTGAGCTAAAGAAAGGCAAGATAACATTGCCAGATGACATGCCAACAGTGACTATAGGAACGATGGTCTATAAGTTTGGTGTTGGAGGAATACACTCGACAGAAAGTAATCAAGAAGTTAAGCCAACAAAAAATCAAATATTAGCTGACCGAGATGTCGGGTCCTACTACCCTGCAATAATTTTAGAACTTGGCTTGTACCCAGAGGGTGTTGGCAAGAAGTTTTTAAAGACATATAAAAGTATTTTTGACCAGCGACTAGAAGCAAAAGAGAAAGCAAAAACTGGCGACAAACAAGCAGCGTTAATACGTGATGGTTATAAAATTGCGTTAAACGGCAGTTACGGTAAGTTTGGTAGCGAGTATAGTTTCTTGTACTCTCCACAACTTTTATTGCAGACAACAATCACTGGCCAGTTGGCTTTGCTGCAATTAATAGAAGCCCTTCATAAAGAAAACATTATCACTGTCTCAGCAAACACGGACGGTATCGTAAGTTTATTCGATAAAGATTTATATGAAAGTTACGATGGTATCTGCAAAAAGTGGGAAAAATTTACAGGGTTTACTTTAGAAGAAACTCAGTACAGAAGTTTACATTCAGCAAATGTTAATAATTATGTGGCCATAACACCCAATGGCGAAGTCAAAGGAAAAGGCGATTATGCACAACCTTCTTTGATGAAATCACCACGGTGTTCGATACTAGCTGAATCAGTAAAAGCATTTCTTTTGAACGGAACAAAGATAAGCGAGACCATTAAAAACTGCACGGACCTCACAAAGTTTATAGCAGTTAGACAAGTAAAAGGTGGAGCAGTATGGAAAGGGCAAGCGCTGGGCAAAGTGGTGAGATGGTATTATTCAACCAATGGTGAAGCCATAAATTATTTATCGAACGGAAACAAAGTTGCTACGAGCGATGGAGCAACTCCGATAATGACATTGCCGAAAACATTACCGTCAGACATTGACTATGACTTGTATATTGCAAAGGCCAACAAAATGTTGGGTGAATTATGTTAGAAAGTGCAATTGAGAAGTCGTCAATGGCAGCGGCTAAAAAAGCAGGGTGGTGGGCCATAAAATTGGTCCCATCGTTTATAGCTGGATTACCTGACAGAATGTTCATCGGTCACGGCAAGGTTGTTTTCATTGAATATAAAACAGAGAAAGGTAAGCTCACAAAACTCCAAGTTGCTGTGCATAAAAGATTTGAAAAGCATGGGATAGCTGTTTATGTGTGTCGAAGTAAAGAGGAAACCATGTTGGTTTTAAATAAATATGAAACTTCATAAATATCAACTAAAAGCTGTTGAGTTTATTAAAAAGAAAAAGCGAGTAGCGCTACTTCTTTCGATGGGCTTGGGTAAAACAGTTTCAACATTAACGGCTATATCTGATTTAAATGTTCGAGTTTTAATTGTAGCTCCATTGCGAGTTGCCAACACTGTTTGGAAACAAGAAGCAGAAAAGTGGGAACATTTAAATCATTTAGATATCGGCATTGCAACAGGAACTGCTGCACAGAGACGAGAAGCATTTAGTCATGACATTGTAGTTATCAATCGAGAAAACATCGCATGGATGATGGCCAATATAGCTCCTAAATTTGACATGCTAGTTGTTGACGAAAGTAGCTCGTTTAAATCAGCAAAGTCTGCTCGTTTTAAAGCGCTGAAAAAATTAGAAGTTGAGTACTGTGTGCGATTAACTGGCACTGTCTCGCCATCAGGTTTAATGGACCTTTGGTCTCAATATTTTCTTTTGGACCGAGGTCACAGATTAGGCAGAACCATTACTGCATTTAGAAATAGATTTTTTAGGCAGGGTGGCTTCGGCGGTTATCAGTATGAGATACGAAAAGGTAGCGCCGACATTATTCACAATCTTGTAAAAGATATCTCTTTATCAATGGCAGCTGAAGATTATTTAGATATGCCCGACAAAATAAATTTAACGCAAGCAATAGAGCTGCCAGAAGATGTTCAGGAAAAATACACGACCATTCAAAATGAATTTGTTTTAGCCATCAATGACGATGAGATATCTATCTTATCAGCAGCGAGTTTAAGCAATAAACTACTGCAAATGGGCAACGGATTTATTTACACCGAAGAAGGTGAACCTATTTATCTACACGATGCAAAAATAGATGCTCTGTCAGAAATAATAAACGACAACACTGGCGATAATATATTAGTCTTTTATAATTTCAAAGCTGACCTTGAGCGTTTACAATCTAAGTTTAAGCAAGGTGTTGTTTTAGATAAAAAGAATAAAGCAATAGACGAATGGAATAAGGGCAATATACCATTGTTATTTGCGCAACCAGCAAGCGCTTCAATGGGCATTAATCTGCAAAAAGGAGGTAACATTATTGTGTGGTATGGCCTCACTTGGAATTTAGAACATTATCAGCAAGGAAACGCCAGACTACATCGCCAAGGGCAAGATAGCTCAGTTACTGTGATGCATCTTGTTGTTAAAGGCGGCATTGATGAAAAAATAATGCTGGCACTAACTGGCAAAGCTAAAACACAACAAGACCTGCTCGACTTTTTAAGGGCTTGACATTAATAGTACAACCTGTAATATACATAAATGTACTTACTTACTTTAGGAGAATTAAATGACAAAGCGACAACCTCACAATTCTGTAATTATGACTTTACCAAGATCACATATCGTTGGTGACATGGAGGATTCAGCGAAGTTACTGACTAAACTTTTACAAAAATTAGGAATGGAAGAGTGCCGAGTTTTTGTTAATCATAGCGGTAGGTACACTATTCAATATAGCAAAAACACAAGATTCTTTTTATTTGAAGAATCAAAGGCCGATAATTCAGAATCTATTTTATTAAACTTAGTAGAATTAAGTGATTGAACATTTGAGCCTTCAATATGTGAATGAGCCAATCCACACTTTTAACGGTGAAGACGCTGTTATAAGGTGTGATGAGGACTGGACCATTGGCTTACTAGGAGAGTGGTTAGTTGGTTTTGACATTGAAGCCTTGGAAATGATTCAAATGTGGGCAATAGATGCCGATTCTATTCAAGAAAACTTTCAATTAAAAATACTTGTCGATTAAAAAGTTGCTATTAACTATACACTGTGTATAATAGATTGTGAACTTACGGGAGACTACAATGACTGAACTTGAATTAGCGGTACTTAAAGAAGCACGTAAAATTATTTTAGAACGTAAGCAAGGCATGGCCGATTATTTAAACGGTTGTGATTTTTCCACAAAAGGTAAATCAGCTGATTGGCGAGAAGGTTGGAATGCTCAAGCTGAAATAGTTTATTACGGAGATATAAGATGAACAGAAAAGCAATACGCACAGCATTAATAAGTAGGGTAGATATATCAGATAATTTTAGCAATGCGCACACGTTTGACGTGGACGTATTAGAGCAGTCTCCAAATTTAGCTGACCACCTTAATGATTTAATTAACTCAGCAGATAAAGAAAAAACTTTGGCAATAGCCCGAAGGATACAAGAATCAATACTTAAAGGTGTTGATAATGTATCGGAAGATATTTTAGACACATTCGACGAGCCTAGTTTCTAATGAAAAATTATTACTCAACTATGTTTATTGCCGTTGCCATTATCATTAGTTTGTCATTGTCGTTGTTGACATGGTCCGACCTACCGACGGTTGGTGTGACAGAAAGTGGCCAATGTGTCTATATCGAAACTGGTCCAGATTTTAAAAGAAAAAGTTGCCCAAAAATACTACCAACAAAGTATCACATGATATACGTGTCAGATTTACGGTGAAGGACTCCTGAATAGGCCAATCGTAGGGTCTTCACACAAGGTGGTATCGGTGTTCTTCACTGATATTCAATTGCCGGAATACCACTTACTGCGATGATGGACGGAGTGTGGCCGGTTGGCGAATTGGGGCCAATCGGTCATATGACTTAAATTAAAAGGAAAAAAAAATGAGTTTAAAATTAGAGCATGAAATAAGTAAATTAAAAAAAGAGTTAGCTAGTGAAAGTCTTAGAATTGATTGGATTATCAGTCAGATGAAAAATGGCATGACGGAGCTTGCAACGATAACAGTCACTAAAATATTAGAGCAAGGATTAGAGGCTGACATCGTAGAAAAAACAACAGATGAACAATTAAGAGATTTAAATTTAGGGTCGATGAACAATGAGTCTTAAAGTTCAAGGGCAAATCGCTTTATTGACTGAGAAACTCTATAAAAACGAACAAGCCCTTGATAGCGCAATAGCTCAAATCCATGTTTTGAGCGTAAAAATAGACCATATGAATGATGACATTAGTGGCAAAAGATACGCTGAGTTAAAGACAATGCACGAGTTGGAAGCTGAGTTGAAGAATCATGGATGTTAAATTATCACCATGCTGCAACGATGTACTCGTCAGGTTTATTAGTCTGAATAAAAAGATGTGCAATAAATGTCATAAGTATTACGAATGGAATTTAAAGAAAGACCAGAAATCTTTATTTTAGGAGAAATAAAATGATTACTACAGCAGCGTTATGTTTAGCAATGAATATCTACCACGAAGCTCGTGGAGAGCCTTTAGCTGGCCAGCTTGCAGTTGGGTACAGTGTCATGAATAGAGTGGCAGATGAGAGATATCCCAACACCGTATGTGGAGTTGTTCATCAGGCTCGATACAACGCATGGGACATGGACAACCCAATCAAACACAAGTGTCAATATTCTTGGTTTTGCGACGGCTTGTCAGATAAACCTACTGACAGCAGAGCGATGCTAGAATCAATTGTTTTATCTAAAAAAATAATAAATGGTACAGCAACAGACATTAGCGAAGGCGCAACACATTATCACGCTCATTATGTAAATCCTTACTGGTCCGTGCACATGGAACCTGTTTTAGAAGTTGGCGACCATCTTTTTTATCGCTAACGCATCATTGGTTTTAATTGGACTTTGTAAATATAAGCATAACCGTGACCTAAAAATTCAACTTTAAAGAATGAGATAATTATTTTTTCAGTCGGCAGCATAACATCGTCGTACTCTATCAATGATTTAAAACCAATGTCAGGTAGCCAAAATCCTTTGACGGGATGACCAAATAGTAACCATGAACCTTCATCGTCTGTTCTAAAAAGAACACTTTCCCACACTCGTCTACTCATCGCAAGCTCCGTTAGTCTTTTAATTCAAAATGCGGAAAGTCCTGCCAAGACTTCCATAACCCACCCCATTTTAATTTATAACCAAGTTCTGCTGCGGCTTGTAACATTGCACACGCAACAATGGCGAGGTCTTGTTTGGACCAAGATGCTTTGCCGTCAACATAAGCATAAACGTCTAATGCTTTGCCACTTTGATGGTATGATTTATTAAAGACTCCATCAGCTTTAGATTTATTTGAAGCGAATAATCCTGCTTGATGTTCGGCTGTTCTTAAACCGCCAAGTTTGGGTATTCCAAAATCAATATTAGTAATTTGAATAGCTAAATTACTAATATCAATTAGTCGCTGGTCAACTCCTTCCCGATTTAATAAAGAGTTCTTACTAAATTTAAACATTACTGAGTCGGTAAAATGTAGGCCATAAAAGTAATTCCTGAAGTTAATATAATAAAGAAAATACGTTCAGCAATCCTACTTGATTCAGTATTTTTAATCACCAAGTCATTAAGTTTATTAAGCCTAACAGTAATTGCATCCATTCGTTTATCTTGGTCTATATTGTTCTGACTAAAATGGTCCAGTCGCGTGTCAAGCTCAACAAGTTTAGTTAGAGATTCACTCATTTTATCTAGTTTAATTTCTAGCTTGTCGAACCTTGCATCAACTTCCATAATATCCCTCATTATTGTTGTTCTGATGGCAACGCCATCATAAGTTTCGTGTTACCATCGCCTCCATATGATTGCTGATTAGCCCATCTTCTATCTATTTCGTCTAGTTTTTCTTTTATTGGGTCAACTGAAGTGTCGCCTCGGTTATCAACCGATGGCAGCAAAGCCGCAGCGTCTCCTCCAAATCGTTTTACTACCATTGATTGATCAGCAAGTTGTTTCGCCACAGTTGGCGCTCTTTGTTGCAACAAATTTACAACAGTAGCGATACCCTCTGGACCTTCGGTTAATTTCTTCGCCATCTTTTCTTGCACAATTGTGTTGAGTTTATTTGGTCCCGTGATTGAGTTCATAATAAGACGAACAATTGAGGAATAATTACCACTCTGAAGAAAACTAAGCGTATCTTCACTCGCTTGTGCCAGTTTACTTACCCCAATAGCATTCTCAACAGTATCAGAGCCTCTAAGTAGTCTACTAGTATAAGCAAAGACTTGGCTTTCAAGCTCTAAAGCACGAGTAAGAAGGTTAGATGTTGCTTTTTCAGGAAAAAGTGTTTCTAAGTTCTTTTTCGTTGTTCCGCTACCAATAAATTTTTGAGCAACATTTGAATTAGAAGAGGGATTACGAATTTTTTCCAGCATATTTTGCACAGCGCCAGTCCTATAACCATCTTGAGCGGCAAAGCTTAAAGTTTCAAGGTAGGCTTTAAGTTCCTGTGGTTGAACATTATTAAACGTTTTACGACCTTTGTCTAGAGCACTAGCAATTTCTGCATCATCTCCAAAAAACTGCCGCGCGTTTGCATATACAGATTTTCCAGTATTTGGATCTATTGTCGCATTATCTGCAAGTTTTACCATCTCCCTAGATAAATCTCCTATTACCCTTTTTTCATTCGCTATTAAAGAACCATCCAACCGTGTCTCCTTTGACATAGCGTTTAAGGCTTTCTTCACCTCGTCTATAACTTCTATGCTGATTGGATCGGAAGGGTTATTTAAATTTGGAATCAGTGACGCAGTATCGCCCGCACCGCTAATTCGGGCAATATCTGCTTCTGCCCTTATAACTTTAGTACCTTTCATGAATGCTTCATTCATATAAGGGTTATCTTTTAAAGAATTCATTAGTGCAGGATTTATAATCGCAGGAAAATCCTTAGCCTGTTTATAAAGGGGTCCTGCAAGTTTCTTGCTTGCGTTAATAGCATCTTCAGCTTCAAAAAAGTCAGCATCTCCCAAATATTTTGTAATTTGATTTGCAACCCTCTCAGCTGGTGCACTATTTGCGTTTCTAGCTACGGCTTCTCCCATTATGGTGGGTACATCTCCTTGAGCTAACCTAGTGATAACTTTTGCTTGATTGGCAAGACCTACATTAGTATCTAGAAGTTTAAGAGGAACATCTAACTCTTTGGCTTCATTAGCAACTTTTTTAATATCATCAAACGCCTCTTTCGTTAGACCGGGAGGTAACGCGGATAAAAGTTGATCATCTGCCATTGCGTCAGTAATAGTTTCATCAAGAAGCTCTCCTGTTACCTCATCAATCGCCGACCCCCTTCTATTTCTAAAATAATCTTTAGCTACATTGAAACCTTTACCAATGGCGACACCTGCGCCACCACCTACTATTCCGGGAAGAACACCTTCTTTAGCACCAGTCATTCTTTCACCTATGTCGGCACGCCCAGCCCCAGCCAAAGCACCTTCCCCAGCAAAATAACCCAGCGCTGATTTTTTTGGGTTATTTATAATGTAGTTTTTAGCTTTGTTTAAAAGACTCGCGTTTCTTTGCGCAGAGGCCAATGCAAGGGGGCCTGACGCTCCACCTGTAAATAGTGTACTCGCGGCTAGTCCCAATGTGGGTAAAAAACTACCTATAATTTCGCCACTTAATGCTGCCCCTTTGTTTGCATTATAAAACCGATTGTACTCTTTATTAATAGTTGAGAGTTCTTCCTCATATGTTTCAGGCCCACTCAATGTTCTGATACGAGCTTCAATTTCATCTCCCCAGCCCCTAGCAAGACCTTGCCCAAGAGTAGCTCTAGCTAGATTACCATAGTAATTATCAGCCATTATTTATCTCCTTTAGGTCTTCTTTCGTAGTAAGTACCATCTTGAACTTTTTTCATAATTGTATTTTGCGCTTTAACGCTGTAGTTAAGATCGTTTATTATTTGATTTATCATGTCATCCCTAGCCGTACCACTTAAGGCGTATAAACCTGTCAATTTCTCCAAGGCGTTCCTTTCTCCATCTGATATCTGACCTCCGAAGGTTGCTTTAAGTTTTTCAATAGCACCTTGACTTAATATGTTATTTAGCCTTTCGGTAGCTACAACTTGAGGGTCATTTGGAGAAAGAAAAGCCAGACCCGCCATATTTATTCTGCCGCTAGGGGAAAAATTAAATGCTATTTTAGAAAGATCAAGCGCTTCTCGTAAGTTATCAATAGCTCTCAGTCCACGAGTACGCTTTTCATCAGCTACGTTAAATACTTTTTGCTCCGAAGTAGTTAAAGTGTTTGTTTTTCGTTCTAACGCATCAAGCTCAGCTTGCTGTTGTCTTAGCTCTAATTCTTGTAGATTCTGAATATAAGCATCATACTCAGGGCTACCCGGCACAAGCCCAGCCTCTCGCGCAGCTACTGCTTTAACTGTTTGTCCTTCTTGATATTCTCTCTCTGCCTGAATGTTATTGATATCGGTCAGGTTTTCTGATAAGTACCTAATTTCATCCTGCAAAGCCTTTCTTCTTTCTTTTTCCTGACCTGAAAACATATTAATATTTTGGTTTTTAATAGATAACGCAAATTTACTCGCTGCGAGACCAAGCGCTCTAGATTCACTACCAGCCTCTCTTTCCTCTTTACTTACGTCAGCCATCGCTGCATTAGCGTTGCCTAAACTTTCAAAGAAGTTTCCGGTTTTAGTTGGTGCTCCCAAAGCCGCTGCAATTCTAAACCATTTTTCTGACTCAGAAGGGCCACCGCTTATAGCGTTTGCCTCAGCTCTCATTTGTGCTTCTATATCGTCGGAAGCAGCATTAGATTCTTGCCTTAACGCTTGCAGTTGTGCTGAGTCTTGAAATGACTGTGTATCCCTCAGTTCTTGCAGTTGTGCTTCTATATTATTGTATTGTCTACTTTGAGAAGAAAGAGGTCTTCTTACATTAGCTTGAGGTTGAGCTTGAGCTTGAGCTTGAGCTTGAGCTTGAGCTTCAGCTTCAGCTTCAATCTGTCTATTAGCAAGTGGGTCTGCCATCACACCCATGCCGGGTGTATTTGGCTCAGGATAAACACCCGCAAGCGCCTCTTCACTTAAAAAATCCAAATCTAAAACATTTCTTAAATTATACGGACCACCTTCGGCGTAACCACCCTTTTTAAGAAACATTGGATGAACGCCCGGTCTTTCCGCAACAAACGGCTCAGGTGATGTCATATACTCTGGAGTTTGTAAAATTGTAGTGTTTGCATTATAAAGAGGAGTTTCACCAAGTTCTCTAGCAGAATTTCTAAAGTTAGTTAGTAAGTCTGCGTCCGAGACACCACTATCTCTTTGTCCTTGCCAATACGCCATCCCTTCAACATCGCCATCTCTACCCAAATTATTTTGATATAAGTCGGGTATAGAAAAAGAAGTATTATATTGAGGATCATTTAGTGATGTTTCATACCCAAATCCATTACCTCGTAAACGCCTATCATACTCGTCTGAGTATTTTTGATAAGCCGCTTGGTCTATAGGGACAGTTCTCATGTCCTCATTATACCTATCAAACAGAGCCGTTTCTTCGGCAATACCTTTGTCGTAAGTAGCCTTGGCAGAATCGTAATATTTAGCCCCAACATTTGGAGCAACTAATTGAGACTCAGCAGGGTTAGTTGGTGCAGGACCAGTTGGCAGCTCGCCCCCAGCATATGCCACCTTTGAAGACGAATTTAATCCGAACCGTTCTTTTAATCTGTTTAATTCGTAACCCATTTTAACCCTCTCTAGGCTTTAAAGCATTATAAGTAGCTAAACCAGTAGCTGCTTGTGTTAAAGGAGATGCGTTATAAGTAGCTCCAGTTGTTGCACCAGAATTTGTCGTTCTTACAGGAGTTATCGGAGCCATTCCGCGAATTTGTGTTCCTAAGAAGTCTAACTGACGTTGTGGGTATAATCTTCTGTCCAAATCTTGTTTTTCCGCAGCGGATAACTCCATCTGTCTTTGTTGTTGCTGCTGTCTACCAGCAGCTTCAAGAGCAGTTAAGTCTCTATACTCTGCCCCTTGAGCTGCCATAGCCATATCTGCGCTAGTTTGCATAGCACCAATTTGACGCTGTAAATCTTGAGCTTCTGCATTTTGAAAAGCCTGAGCTGCACCAGCTTGCATTTGCTGCTGTTGAGCACCAGCTGAAGTTCGCATATTTCCAAGATTGCCTAACTGCGACATTTGTTGACCAGTAAGTTGTCCGAGGTTTTGACCAACAGACGCTAATCTACTTGCATCTTGACCCATTAACTGGCCAGCGGTAGAACCTAAATTTGCATACTGAGAACCGCCCTGTAAAACACGAGACAAATCAGCGCCAGAAATACTGCCAACAGTTCCAGCTAAACTTGCTTGTCTTTGCTTGTCTGCCGCTGAACTTTGAAGCGCTTGTGCATAACCTTGTTGTTGTGCATTAGCTTGTTGTTGTAATACGGCTTCTTGAGTGTCTCTTAAAGCACGAGACCCAAATTCACCCATATTACGACTTCCAAATTGACCAGCTTTAATAAATGAATCAGATACTGCTGGAAGCAAGTTTTCAGATAAATTCCTAGCTCCTTGTTGAGCTAAAACATCCATGACATTCGTTTGATATGGGTTCATGTACGAACTTACATCAGATGCCGAACTTTGAGAGGCTTGATTTAAGTAAGGATTGGCCGCTGTAAGCGCCCTATCAGAAAGAGCTTGAGCAGTCGTTGCATTAGCTTGGTTAAGATAAGGATTAGCAGCGTTAGTGGAACTCATACCCGCTGCTTGATTTAAATAACCTTGACCAGCTCCTACAATGTCTAGGCCGCCAGCTTGATTAAATAAATTTTGACCAGCATCTAAATTTTGATTCACTAAATCTTGTCGTAAGTATTGCTGCTGCGCTTCGCCTAAAGTACCAGCTGTTCCAGCACTTTGCATTGCTTCCATACCAGCTTGAGCTGTACCCATGTCTTGCTTCCAAGCACCTTGAGCGTTAGCAACACCTTCCAATGCTTGATTTTGATACGGTTGCATCTTTGCAACTGTTGGTAAATCATAGGATTCGTATGGTTTGTTTGCTATATTTTGAGACCAATTTACTTGGTTAAAAATAGCATCCTGCATCCATTTTGGAGTCTCTGAAGTAGACTCACTGTAAGATGTCGCAGATTGCGGAGTTCCTTGGAATAAACTGGCCACTATGCAGCTCCTTGTTTAAGGTATGCCAATGGAGATTTAGCATCAGCGCTAAATTTACCCTTAGCTAAATTTTTGCCTTTGTGAGCGCGAATTTGTTTTCTCATAGCATCGAGGACATTTGCTCCAGCTTTACTAGAACCGTCGCCAAGCATTGATACTGTTTCGGCATCAATTACATACTCACCGTCACTTAAATATGCTGGAATTTCATCGGACCTTCCTGTACCGCCACCGCGAACATATCTAGATGCTTTACTAAGAGGTCCGCCACGATTTAACGCGGTTGTATTATATTTTCCAGAGGTCAAATCGTTAAAGTTACGTGCCATAAATTCTGATAGGCTTTGATTAGCTCTACTTGCATCGGATTTGACTTTATTCCAATCCCATTGCGTCAAATCTCTATTGAAGTATTCTCGCTGCGAATCGGACATGCTTGAAATAGCTTGGCCAACTTCTTCATCAGCTTCCATCAGAGAAGCTGCACCTGATAGCAATCCTACCCCTATTGCACCTTTGTTGTTGCTTGCATAGTCTATAGCAGAATCAAATAAACTTGATTCGGGTTGAGGTCGTGGTAACATATTTACCGGATCTTGAGGTGGTAAACCCGTAGTTGGTTTACCAGCAAAGTATCCCATCTCTGATGGTAAATCCGTAGTTCGTAAGCCACCTAAGTCTCCCATCTCTGGTGGTAAACCCGTACTCGTAGGTTCAGGTGTAAAACCCATAGGGTTTATTACTGGGTCTGTAACAAGGCTTAGGTCTAAATTTGAACCAAGCACAGGGTCTGCCATCCCAGTTGCCGCTTGACCTAGCCCATCTACAACAGAATCGGAAGGTGACATAGAATTGAACATAGGTTTAGAAGGAGCGAATAAACCTCTAGCTTGCCCTGATGAACCTAACGTATTTCCTGAAGGACTTAGAGAAGTTCCAACGCTTGGGTTAAAGTCATCAATACTAGTTTGTAGCGCTAAATCTGGATTAACAGCCTCAAGTGTACTAATTCCCTCTACGCCTTTAGCAGTGTTTCCACCCGCGTTAGCTGCGGCAGCAGCGTCTGTACTCATGGCGCTTCCCAGTCCAGCAGTAACGCCGCCCATAAGAGCACCTTTTCCTATGTCTCCACCAGTAAGTGCTGCGCTAGTTGCACCACCAAGTGCTCCAGCGGCACCCATTGCGAGTGTAGATGTAAACGAGCCAGCTGTTGCCCCCATTGCTGAACCAATCACCGTGCCAAGACCGGGAACTAAAAAACCTATCGCAATAGGCGCTATAACTTTAAATATTTTCTTTAAACTTTTGTACTCTACTAAACCTGTGTTTGGGTTAACGGTACCTTGTCCACCCATGCGCCGTAAAACTTCAGCTTCTCTAGGATTAACGTGTGCCAACATTGAGTCGCCACCTTGACCTTGATTTGCTAAGTGTCTACCAGCAACGGTCAATCCACCACGAGCAAAACCTTGAGCTGAAGCTCTATCTTGTAAGCCGTATAAAGCTATTAACATAGAGATTATAAATACTTGGTCAAATTCTTCTGGGGCATCGCCAACATCTATCAAGCCATCAGCTATTGCAGCTTGGACCATTTGCGGGTACATTTCTGGATTTTGAAGCGCGGCTTCTAGCATTTCAATAGCTTCGGCTAAATCTTCCGCTACGAAAGCCGTCTGTTGTAGACGTTCTTCTATTAAATCTACGCTTTTAGCGTAATCTGGGCTTTGACGTGCAAGCTCTAATATCTGTTCCCTAATCATGTCTAACTCCTGTACCAATTATGTTTTTTAAATTCATCATTAAGGAACCCGTAGATGTGAACGTCTTCATCTTGATCGTACGCCTTTCTCATTGTACCCTCTTTTACAAAACCTATCTGTTCAGCAAACTTTTGTGATAGAATATTTGTATCGGCTATTAGCCCTGTAGTCCTTGCTGCACCTAACTCTTCAAAAATCATCTTAAACGCTCCGTTAAAGAGTTGCACGGAAATTTTAGGTGTAAATATGCAGTCTGCTGCGATATTTATATCAATATTTCTTTCAGTAAAATTTGTAAGCAAAATAACACATGCAAAAGTGCCGTCATCGTGAACGGTTGATAATGCTCTAAACAGGCTCGGCGCACCTTTTGCCCCAAGATGTTTTCTAGCCCATTTTTCTGCTGCTTCTTCTTGTGTATAGCCGATATACCTCATAGCGTAGTTTGCACAAATCTTTCAGCCCACTCTTGCCACTGTGTAACATCGTAGCTATATGGGTCTGGAAAATCTTCTATTAATCTACTAGCTTTATTGTATTGATTGGCCCAATCTTGCCATTTATCAGGGTCATCTAAAGGAGAATAAGCCCCAAATGCACAAAAATCAGTGATTAAACAATCAGCCCAATCTTGAAGCTCTATTCCAACGGGTAATGTTACGCTTAGGCTCATCCTAAGTCCGTTCCATCGCCACTATCAAAGTGAGCAATAATTTGTCCCATTTGATAATCTCCATAAAGAGAGTTTGATTCAAATTTAACTCGTAATTCTCTGCGTTGTTCTTTGAGCATTACAATTTGTTCATATGGTTCTGTTGCAGATTCTGGAAATGTAAATGTAGTGCTAACTACTTCTGGTGCTCTAGCATTAGCACGGCCAGTAACATTGACAGTCATTGGACCGCTTTGTACAAAATCAGGTTCAATTGTTGTGCAACGTAAATAACGATTAGTTCCACTAACAAGAGTAGAAAGGTCAGACGTTTCAAAAAATGATTTGATAGGTCTTACTGTTGGTCCATCGTACTCATCAACTTTAAATTCATGTCTCCACGCTTTATAGCCCGAACCTCTTGCATTAGTATTAACTTGGCCTCCCATTCCACTATGTACGGAACAGTAGTAATAAAGCGTAGGCGCTCCAGTTCCAACAAGAATCTGCGTATAAGCTCCAGCACTTCCGGGAGTCCCAACAATGGTAACTCCAGATGTGTAAGCCACACCCCCACCATGCGTGCCATCTGAGGTTGTTGAAAGGCGTAAAGGATGACCAGAATTGTTTCCTGCTGACTGGTCAAAACGATATGTGTTTCCTTCAACAAAAGTTAAGGTTGGTTGTGCGCCACCGTTCATGTTGTATTTGTTACCAGAACCAGCATTAACAACGGTAACAGCAATAGTTTCTACAGCATTTAATGGTAAAGGAGAAGGCTGAACGCCTGTTAAAATAGGCGCTGCAAAAGAGTTAGTAAAGTGACCAGCAGAACGACCATTATTAGGAAGCTCAGTATCATACCAAGTCTTTTCTTTTACGTTGTAAACAACAGCGTGAGTACATTCAGTTGCATCGCCTTTAGGGTAACACCACCAAACCTCATTGTGTTTTGGTACTTGAAAACCAAAAGTTTTGTTTTTAGCATCTTGATTTATATTATCATAGAAGTAATTCAAATTCATGCTATTAGGCACTTCTCTAACTACACCGTTAAACATGTAGAAAGTATCTACGCCAGCCCAATAAAATATACCGTCGTAATCAACAACACAAAACTGAGAAAGAATTGAAGTACCCGTTGCAATTATGTCAAACTGAAAAACTGTTGCCCCACCAGTAAAAGTAGCACGGATAACAGCATCGAATGCCCAAAACAGTCCTGCTGGAGCTGTTCCAGAACCCGCCCTCATTGGTAAACCTTTGATTATTTTTTGACCCCAAACCCTAGCTAAACCAGAGCCAGAACCAGTTAAATCTGTAGGTTGTCCAGCAACTGACCAGCCAATAACTCCGTCTGTACCATAATAAAAAAGATAAGGGTGAAGACTAACAATACCGCCTGTTGCATTTGCATTAGGTGGTAGCGATATACTTCTAAGGTCAGCTGTCCCCAACACTTCGCCAAAGAATATTTGACCATCTTTGTCATTGCAGACACAAGTGCCATTTGGAGAAACGGCAGCCAAAAGGTAATTTTGATTGGTTGAAGAGTCGTATTGAACATCGAACATCCAAAAGTTATTAACATTATCTATTAAAGCGTCAGAGCCGTAATTAAGATTGACAATAGTAGATGTTAAAGTAGTTAAAGTATTGGTTATAACAAAACCGTTAGTCTGGTCGCCTGTTGTAACTGAAGTAATAGTAATTACAGCTCCAACTGCTACGGCAGAGTAGTTTGGAGTAGAGCTAAAAGCTGATATATTTGAGGCAACATCAGTAGCTGTCTGGTTTATAGTACTATTAAAAGCAACAGCCCCAGACATAATATCAACGCCCTTGATAGCAATCATACTAACTGCCCCAGAACTTCCAGCTAATGTTACAGTACCATAAGAACCGATTGCCGTAGGTGTTCTGTCATCTATAACCGAACTGTTTCCTGAAGCATCAAGCGTAAATCTTTCTAGAGTAGTTGGTCCACCAGAATGACAATAAACAAAGTTCTGTTGAGTAAATGTAGAAAATCCTCTACTTATTTCCTGTAAAAACTTTTGAGTTGTTTTGTACCCACCCATTTTACGAGGCAAACCACGTTGCCAACGAACCCATTGTCCATCGGTATAGCTTTCACCTTCAAACTTAGTCCCATCCCGTTTAATTCCGGGACTAGATTTTAGTACCGCAGTTTGAATGGGCATATTAGTAAGTTCCTCCATCGGCAGGGCCAATAGCAGTCCAAGCAGCTCTTTTATTAGCAGCTACAAATACAGCTATACCTGTTGTGGTTCCGCCTAAATTTATTAACGCTTGTCCCGCTGATGTTGCCCCTGTACCACCATTAGAAATAGCTATAGGAACACCAATACTTGCTGTGTCAGCGTCTAATAGTTCACTACCATCACAATAAAAAATACCTCTTTCATTTGTAGCAATGATAACGCCAGTAGTACCTGACACTTTGACAGTTAGAGTATAACTGCCTGTTGTGCGATTGTCGATCCAGTATTGCTGAACCGTTGCGGGAATAATTATAGTCCTCGCACCAGTTAAAGAACCAGTAAAACGGTAAGCTACTCTATTTAATTGAGCGCCTGATAAAGTAAAGTTACCAGAACCGGGAACATCAATAACAGTATAGTCAAAAGCAAAAGTAGAAGACTGACCAAAACCAATTGTAAAAAAGTTAGTTCCATCAGAAGCTACAATAGCTGATTCACCCGGTTGAAAAGCTAACGGGTTAACGCCATCAATTTTTGTAGACCCCGGTGTTACAACCGAAATTTGACCAGAGCCAGAATTACGAAGGTATATAAACCAGTTATCACCAACGCCAGTTGCTGTTGGGTCAGGTAGTGTAATTACACCGCCAGCGCCCGTCCAATTAAACATTTTAGCTCTATCAGAATTACCAGAAGTATAATTAGAACTAAATGTAGTAACAGGCACTGATTGGGAAAGTAAAGTTCCAACAGCAACAATTCCTGTTCCAGCTAAAGCTGATGCATTTGCGCTTGAAGTTGTTGCTCCGTATTGCAAAAGCTGCCAAACACCGTTTGTACTAGTATTATTAGTTAAATAAACTTGCCATAGCTGACCCGCTGCAATTGTTCCAACTTGAACGCCACCAGCGTTTTTAACTGTAAAAGTATTACTTCCTTTATTGTTAAAAAGTATAGTATTACCTGTGCCACTTTTCTTAGCGTCTGGGAGTATGATACTAAACGTGGCCGCCGCAGCAGTTACGTCCATTATGCGAGTAGCTAAATTGATGTTTGTTGATGTTTCTTCGGGCCAACTTAAAGTTATATCAGCAGTTAAACTAACTGAGCTATAGCTTATCTCACTTGGGTATATATTTGCTCCACCAAATACATCTGTATAACTAGGCATTATGCTTCACTCCTTTGTGCAGCTCGATCCATTATTTTAGATAAATCTTCACCACTCAATGCTTGAGCAGCTCGATCATACATTTCTCTCCACATAGGAACTCTTTCATCATTCTTTAAGAAAGGAGTGGCTTCTAAAAGAGCTGCGTACAACAATACGTCAGGTGCATATTCTGTTAACCAATTAACTTGAAAATCGTCACCTAAAAGTGCAGGTTGTTCGTAATATAAAATTTCTAAATTGCTTACAGCAACTGGTGTTGGCGCTATTAACCAATGTTGATAGTCATAATCAGCATAGAACTCAGGCGCAGCTGTTTCAGACTCATTAGGCCAATAATTTCGACAGTACTCATATGACCTTGCAAATATTGATAAACCGCCAACATTCATAGATACAGTGTCTCTCCACCTATCGGGCTTTAAATACGTCGAAACGCCTATTGCCAGAGGCAAATTTACAGCCCTAATGAAACCTTCAACTTTAAGCTCACGAGCAATTCTACGCTCTCCCAACGTTATTAAACGTGGAAGTTGATCGAATACAATCTGGTCGCTTGCCTCAGTAAATCCACGCTCTAAATACCTGCGAAGGTCCACCAATAAGCTGTCATAGGTCATCGTATAACTCATAAAGGCTTCCTATATTTAATTTGCATCATTAATCCTTATTCCAGAAGGCCGTGCCACCGAAATATTTAACGGCATAATAGTACTTCAAAGCCCGTCTTTTACGCAGCCAAATTAGCCATTTATTTGCTGACTCTATCTGGCGTTGCATATTATATAAAAAACTCCTATCAGCAGCTTTTTTATCGGCATCATCTACCCCTAAAAAATACTGATAGTCGTGAATTAGGCACGACTCATGTATAGATAGACCGTATAACGTAGATGGCGTAAAAAGACCACTAATAGAGCCTTTTGCCCCACATCCGTTACATATACGACTCTTATCTTTATCGCTTAGAGTCTTATATGACGCTGGTGAAAATAACTCGGTAGTCATTTTGTTAAACGGCTACTTAAGAAGCGTTTAATGCATCTATTTGAGCTTGCAAGCGCGCAATTTCAGCTACTTTCGGGTCTACCCATCCTTCTACTTGAGTAAACACAGAGCCATCAAATGTGTAGCGACCGCCCATCCAGTCCGCTGGTGGTGTTACGCCAGTATGAACAGTTGAGTTAGTGGAGTTTAAGTCTCCTATCACAAAGTCAGGACAGACAATGTTAGTGCCTGTTACTTCGATTGCTGCTTCATCGTCAAAAATATACGCTGAAACATTGCTGTCGTTAAATGTAATTGTTTTCATGTTATTTATTTCCTTTGATTAAAATTGATGTTGCTGACATAGCCCGACCTGCTTCTACAGTGACAGTACCCGCTGATGTGCCCAGCGTACCGTTATCTTGCACAAAATAGGTGCTGCCTATATTTAAACTGGTTTGATTGGTTGATATGCCGCCTTCTAAAGCAACTACTGCTGTAGCTCCGTTTGCATAGGCTTTATCAGGCATACCAACAAAGTTTGTAGCAGTAAGATTGGTGGCTTGTACAGAACCCACTAATAGCTGACCTATGCTAACGTCACCGCCATCAGTGCCGGTTAATTGTACATAGCTAGTAGTAAATTGACCTGCTTGTGCAGGATTAAATGCCGAAAACAACTCATTAGGATCTGTATTTGAAAGCAAATTGTACGTAGTCCCAAAGCTAACTGATGTTCCACTAATTGTAAAAGGAGCAGTCTTAATGATAAAAGGGTTTAGTCCTATTAACCACGTAATACCGCCTACGTCTTGTGTACCACTGCCCATAAAAGGCTGTGGCCTATTTGTATTTCCTGCTCCACCGCCCGAACCTGAGTTAAATGCTACGGGAGTTCCAAAAGACACGGTTGTTCCAGACAGTGTTGCAACGAGCGCCCGGCCAGTGTATGTGTTTGGCTGATCAACATATGCGATTAAAAAAGAACCTGATCTCATCGGATCAACAGCAATGCTTGGCAGAGCGTTAGTAACTAGAGTTGATGCGGTTCGTGTTCCAAAACTTAGCGAGTTTGTTCCAGAAATTGTTCCTACAATCGCGTTCAAATAATCACTATTGGCGTTATCAGCAAAAGCAGTTACAAACTTATCAGCAGTTTTATCATAAGCTATGTAGTCAACGCCTCTTGGGCGCGGTGCAGCAGCTTGGCTTCCCGCCCAATCCACAGCGCTTCCCATGCTTGCTGTTGTTGAACCACTAGCAATATTCCCGACAATTCCTTTGCCT